ATAACCATTAACTAAGTAGTTTGCGGATGCCCCAGTCCAACGCTGATAATAACGCTGACAAGCGGCTAATTCTCCTTGAATTGTTCCGCCAGCGCGAGTGAACTCCGTTGCTACCGAACCAACCTCTAATTGAACACCAGCAATTTCAAGCCAGTCGGCAGCACCTGCTGTACCTGTTGGAGTAAAACCGAAACCAAAATAGATTTCATTTGTTGTGTTTGACAAAGTTGCGCTTGTTTGGAATCTCTGCCAAGCAGTCGTTGCGCCTGTATAGGTTCCGCCCAAAGGTTGTGCGCTGCCAGTCCAAGCGCCTAAAACTCCGTTTTGATCTGTGCCCGTGCCAGTGTATAAATAAGAATTTATTGTGCCACTCGTAGCAGAAAAATTAGCGCCCACTCTTGCATAAAAAGACAAAGTGATTGTTTTGCCAGCCAAAGGAACTGAGTTTGCAGTTTCAATTACCTGATTTACGTTAAGTTGTGCCGTGTTTGTATTTCCTGAGTCTCTTTGTAATCTAAAAGCGTATTGCAAAAATGGCAAAGTGCTTGAGTTTGTTGCCGTTTGTCTTGTGTATGTACCACCTGACGCACCGCCTGCTCTTCCACAAATCCAACGATCAGCAAGATAAACTCCGCTTGAAGTTGTTGATGTACCGCGTTGCCAAATGTCAAAACCGCCGTTGATTGCAAAGTTACGACCAGCAGCGTTTGTCGGCTGATAGCGCAAACCTGTTGAGGTGGAACTATCTGCTACGAGTGTCTCGCCGTTGTTGCCCACTGCTAGGCGGGCTGGTGTGTCATTTGCGGTTGCGGCGATAAGATCGCCCTTAGCGTCAACAATTGCGTTTTGAATTGCGTTTGAATCGTCTTGTGCAACCCATGTGAAATCCATGTTTGTGTTTGACGCCTTAGCCAAAACCTGTCCAGTTGTGCCACCGAGCAAATCGCCCATTGACGAATCAATTGCGTTGCCAAGTGTTCGGATAGCAGCTGCGCCGTCCTTAACCAAACTTGTGTCGTCTGGTTCTTGCCAGCCAAATAACGGACTAGTAGCCATTTGTTCCCCTTACGCCACAACCGTGGCTTTGTCCCAAGTAAGTGTATTTGAAAGTGTGTTCCATTTTTCAGCGACACTCACGTCCTGCCATTGCATAAATTGCAATGAGAACGCCGTCGGTGAAAGTGTCAGGGTTACGTCCAGTCGATTGTAGGCGGCACGGAAAACCCAGCCTTCGACGAATCCTTGAAAACGACCGTCAACCATGTTGTTGGGCAAGTCCTCAATGTTAAGCGGTAAGCCCATGAAAACGTTCAACAATGCGTCGCGGTCGCCGTCGCTCAATTCCGAGTTGCCAAGTGTAAAAGTGATCGCCTGAAACTGCGCTTGTGGGTATGCCCTCAATGCCAAGTAAAACGCCGCTTGGCTGGTGGCGTCTGCATTGTTGTGCAACGTTGTGCTGATAACGGAAGCCTGTTGACCGTATAGGGCGACGCTTTGGGAATCGGTGGTCGTGACCGTCCCGCTGCGCCACTCAATGCTGACTTTGTTGCGAACGTCTGAAATTCTTGTAATTGTCTGCAAACCGCCGACCAATGCGTCATTGGCTGAAACGTCGGTGTAACCGTTAGTGGCAAGGTAAGTCGTGCGGTGCGTACTGTCGGCATACCCGATCGCCCCTGTTGCGGATTCGTAGATGTAACCGAGTCCAGACGTTGCCAATGCTGAAACCAATGAATAAAAGTCTGTTTCATTTGACGTGCGCGCCATAAGTTCATAATTTCCTGGGCGATCGATTTCACCCAAGCCAACGTTTTCAGCGTTTGCCCATGTCGTTGTTGGATTGTAACTAGCCCACGTTTCGGCTGGTGAAACTTCATTCCAATTGTTGACCAACAAATCTTGCAAAATGTCATAAATCTGATTGCCGTCAAAATCCTTCGACAAAACTCCATTGGTCAATGAACGAGACAATTTTGAAAGTGCGCCAAGTGCCGTGATTGAAATCAGCTGCGTGATACCACCACTGCCCGAACTGCGAACTGAAACGGTCACGTCGGTGATTTCTCCACCAAACAAATTCACAAGATCGCCTGAGGAATCTTTGACTCGAATGATTACACTGTCATTGACCTGTGCCACGATTGCAGCGACGTCAAGGTTGATGATTTCAAACGTGCAATAGCCCGCGCGTGGTTGTGAATAAATGTCTGTTCGACCTGACGCGATTGTCAGGTTTGCCAATGTTATGTTTGCATAATCGACGCCATTAATTTGAAGCGTCCAGTCAGGCGTCCATTGTGACATTTACACGGCGACCAATGCGTTGAATCCACCGCCACCGCGGGCAGATGAATTGTTGAGAATGTCCACGATCTGACGTGCAACGCCTTCTTTGTCCAATGCGCCTGTGACATTGATGTTGTATGTGTCGCCGCTTGTTGCAGCCTCAGCCATGCGGAAACTTCCGGGGTTGAAGTTTGAACCAACTGAAATGCCAGTCGAAGCAGCAGCGGCGGCGGCAGCAGTTTTAGCAGCCGTCGTAACACCGCCACCGCCAGCAGTTCCAGTTGTTGTCCCAGTCGGTACGGTTGGCACTGTCGGAATTGTTGGCGACTTAATTGTCGGCGTTGAAATGCTTGGCACGCTGACTGACGGTGCTGAAATTTTGTTGACGTTAGGCAAAAACGGAATTGCGTTGTACGCACCAATTAAGGCGTTGATTCCAGCAACTGCACCAGAAATCAAACCATTCAAAACCTTGACGACGCCAGCGATCACGTCAATGACACCGCCCGCAATCTTTCCAGCAACTGACAACGCACCGCCCAAAACTGTGCCGATTACTGGTGCAAGGTAGGTTGCAATGTAACCGCCAAATTCTTTGAACGTGTCAAGGTTGTCACCGATTGCGTCTTTGACGTAATTAAACGCCTTGATCAAGCCGTTGATGATTGGCGTGAAAGTGTTGACAATGATGTTGCCCAATGTTGTGATAACTCCACCAACGCCATTGCCACTCAGGCTAAACGCGCCCGAAAACGCATTGATGACTGGCAATGCGTTCAAATTGATGAAGTTGATTAACTTTTCCAAGATTGGAAGCAACGCAAAACCAACGGTTTCTTTGGCTTCGTTAAACGCCACCTGAACGCGTGCAATTCGTCCCGCGTAAGTTTCGGCGTTTGCAGCTGCTGCACCACCAAACAATGCTGAAAGTTTGCCCTGAACGTCGGTGAATGACATTGTTTTGAGTTCGGCTGATGAAAGTCCAATGCCAAGTTTTCCAAGCGCGGCAGTGTTGCCGTCATACGCTTTGCCCAACGCGTTGGCGACTGTTTCAAGCGGTTTGCCTGTTGCAGTTGAAATGTCCAGTGCGGTTGTAAGTAAATCTTGTGCCTTTGTGATGTCCCCAGTTGATCGAACCAAACGTCCCAATGCTGGGCGCAATTCATCGTCAGCAACACCAGTTGCCAGCGACATTTTCAAAATTGATTGTTCGGTTGCCGCTATCTGGGCTTTGGTTGCCCCTGTGGCGTTTTCTAAGGCAAGGGCAAGTTGTGTTTGTGCCTTCTCGTCCTCGATCGCGGCTTTGACGCCTTCAATGCCGATTTTGACGGCGTACGCGCCCGCAGCAGCAGCGGCAGCAACAAAGGCTGCGCCCACCATTTTGCCGACCTTGCCCATTTTGTCGCCAAATGTTTCGACGTCTTTTGTGGCGGTTTTGAGCGATTTGTTGAGGTTGTCAACGTCTCCGAGAATGGAAAGTTTGAGCGTACGACTGCCAGCCATTAGTCAAACTCCTTCACTATCTTTGAAAACGAATTCTCCCACCGTCTGACGATTTCGGGTTGAACCGCGCGCAATGTTGGATAGATAAACCAACCGCGTGACCCGCGACCTTCTCGCCCTGACCAAACTGGGAATTGCTTCAAACGATTTGAACCAAATTCAGCACCGCCCCAAAGTTGCTGGGTCGTACCGCCACCGCTTAATTTTTGACCAGCAAAACCAAAACTGATTTCGCCGATTTTTGACGATTTCGAAACTTTTGCGCCTTCAGCAACTTTGTTGTCCAAACGATTGCGAGTTTTGCCAGCAGCGTCAACAATTTTGCCACGAACCCAAGTTGCCAATTCTGACGTGATTTCTTTTGATTGATTTGTGGCTTCGTCGTCCATTGCTTTGAATGAACGGACAATGGCACGCAATTCCGCCTTGTCATAGGCGATTGCGTCACTTGCCATTGTTCCGTCCTTCCAAGATTTCCAACACTGTCAGAATGTCCTCAGCTGCTTCAAATTCACTGGGCGATAACCCTGTTGCTAGGGCTAATTCCCAAACTACTCTGGCAAGACTTCCGACTGGGTGGCTTTTGGGTTTGCTTCACCGACAATGACTTCCGAAATTGTTTCAGTCCAGACGTCGATCGGCTTGACTGGCTTGCCCGCTGCTTCACGCTTCATGGCGTGATAGGCAAGGAATACTAAATCGGAAATTCCGATTTTTTCCTGTGCCTGTGCAATGGTGTTGCCTGTTGCCTTTTCCCATTTAACCCACTCAGGCGGTGCAGCCGTGTAAGTGACTTGATCGCCGTTTGTGTATTCGATTGTGATTGGTAGTTTCATTTTGTCTCCCGATTGGTTGGTTTTTAACTAAATGTCTCAGTCACGTTGCCCACGACAACAAATGACATTGAAACTGTCTGTGCGTCTGGTGCTGAACCACCTACGCTTGGATAGATTGGCATTACTGTGAACGCGAACACCGCGCCTGTAACGGCGGTCAATGAAACTGCCAATGCGGTATTTGGTGCGGACTCAGCTGCTGCCCATAGTGCCTCGCACAATGATGATGTTGCGCCCCAGTCTGCAAGCATTTCAACGTCGAATGTCCACTGATCGTCAATGCGCTTGTAAGCCTTGCCGTCCAATGTCTGATAAGTCTCAATGGTTGGTGAATTGGTCAATGTCGCACTGGTCGCCTGTGCGTCATAGTTTGTCGTCGCAATCGTCAAGACGAGATCGCGACCTGTGATGA